GGTCTGGGTAGTACTGAAACTGAATGGTATTAACCGCACCCCGCTTTCGGGCGTGGCGGCTGATGGAATCGTGTAAACGTATTTCAGCCCTGGCCGGCGCTCGACAGATCCGTGCGGCTTACAGACAACATTTCTCGCCCGCTCCAATGCGCTTTCATATTGGCGCAGATCGATACGGCCACGGAGTTCCGGATTGATTTCACCGACGCTGAAATTGGTCTGGACTTTGACAACCCGTGGCATGTCACATCAACTCAACGTCAAGCGTGTATCGATTAAAGGATAATCTCCGATGAAGGTAGTGCCGCTGCCCATGCCGTCCGTGGCGGCGGCTTGGCGAAAGTGTCCACCCCTGCCACCTTCGACGGGGTTACCAAAGGCAATCCGCTCCCAATGCTGGGCCTTGGACATCTGATCAGTGACCGGCTCCGCGATGTGCATCGCTACGGCATATTTAAGCAATTGCACAAAGTACGATGGCATCTCCGCTTCCAGAGGACGTTTCTGATAGTCCACCGTGATCGCTGCTTGGTCGGTCAGGATTTCACCTTGATAGACTTCCCAGCCGGAAGTTATCGGGTTAGCTCCCACAGCGGAGGAATTAAATACTGCCCGTGGAACTTTGGTGATGGCATCCGAAGGCATCGGATAAGCGTATGACCACTCATTAATCGGGGTTGTTGATGATCTTGCCAGATCCACTTTCGCCAGTGAAAAACTCCACGGGTACATTGTAATGCACATATCGCGGATGTCTGGATACAGTTCCGAACAGACGTTTGCCTGGACCGTACCGTCTGCAAAAGAGGAAATGGTGTTCTCTCCAAGAAGGGTCAGAGCGTGGCTGCAAATGGTTACATCTGTATCATTTACTGCCACGCTTCATCTCCCAAAAAAAACCAGCGAAGGGGGAAAAAGGAGAGGAAAAAAACCTTCGCTGGTTCATGCCACCTAGTCAGTATCGGTCTCAGTGATAGCAAGGCCGTCACTGACATCGACTACGCCGGAAGCATTCGACAGAACACTGACGATGTGTGCGGTTGGCGTGTTCGAGTCCACCACAAAGATGATGTCACGCACGTTGAACAGGGTTGACGCATTGTTAAAATACGCAGCGGTGTTCACCGTGGCAATCGCATCGGCTGATGTGTAAGACCAAACCTGGGGTGCTGCCCCAGCTTTGCCCCCTCCACCAATCAATGAGAGTCCGTCTTTAGAATAAGCCATTGATAATCTCCTATTCTCTGGCCGTTATCGTAACGCAACCATTCGCATCGACTGCGATGGCTCCGGCCGACAAGACTACGTTGGTCAGCCAGGAAATCCGCTCCGGAACGTAATTGATTTCCGTTTTCGGAGAGATACCTTCGGCGTAACCAATTGCAGACTTATGCCAAGCGAAACAGGTCCGGTCATCACTGCCGTCGATAGCAAGACCGCCTTCGTCCATATCGCCAACCATTATCATCTTGAAGCCCAGGAAATTATCGACGCGCCCGTCCTCCATAGCCTTGTGCATCACATAGTTTTGCGATGCGGCTTTCTCTTCAGTCAGAAGAGCAGCAAGCCCGTCTGCGCTGATCGCCATATAGCGGTCACCGGAGGGGACGTTTTGACCATTGAGCAAACGGCCAGCCTCTAACACTTTAGCCACGTTTATATTGGTGTTCGATCCGCCAATGCTGTTTGCCACCGTTAGCGATGTCGATGATGCCGCAAGAGCATCAAGAACAATCTGGTCGGCTCTGCGCCCGATAGCTTTGCCCAGCGTCTGAACGAGTTCTTGACGCTCGTCATAATTGACCTTCTGTTGGTCAAATATCGACGTATATTCGGGTGCGGCATAATCGGATAATGTGGCCGTCACGAGACTATGGGTGACGTTTAACGCTGAGACAGCGGATTGCGGCACTACCACCTGTGCTTGGGCGGATGCCATTTTCGGAAACTGAACCGTGGAGCCTACGACTCCGGTACGGGTCCGGATCGTGCCAGCGAGTTTTCTTTCGGCCTGATACGCATGATGTACTTCAGCCTCAAATCGCTTCACGAAATTTGTTGACAGACTTGTTGCCATTTTTCGATCCTCTCGATCAAGGTTAAAAATAGTCGCTGAACAGGTAGGACTAAATTTTTAGTCGGCTGCTACTAAACCGACCGGCCTCAAGAGAGGGTAGGGTCAAAAGAGTTGTAGGCATAGAACGCTTAAAAAGTCAAGGCGCTTAATGCTTTTTATAGGGTTGTGACGTTTCAGTCGTTTTACTATGGCACGAATAGAGGGATCCCATGTCTTCCACTGCATCGTCATATTCTTCTCGCAGATTATTTATAATGTCTTGGAGAATGTCTGCTCTCCACAGTGGACCCTTTTTATGAAAATCGTTGGTGAAGATTACTTCTGCCTCACCGCATTCGCTATCGATCTTAATGTTAAAATATTTCGTTATTGGCAATTTGACCTCCTGTAATCACTCTCCGTAATGACGGGTAAACGCATCTGCCACCTTTTTCCGATAGGCGCTGCTTTTGTTGTAATCGGGATGGGCAACCATTTCTCGTAATTCGCTTTCAGTCGGCATCGATTCCGTATCCGGTGTACTGTTCACCGGAATATCTTTTTCACCATAATATTGCCGTAATCTGTTCAGCGCACGAATGCCGGCGGCGTTGCCGCCCATGATCTTGAACTCTTCAAAATCATCGCCGGTCCAGGCTCCCTGGCGAACCAGACCTTCGGCCCATTTGACCACGCCGTTGGTGATCGCTTCGGCATTCGGACCCAGCTTTGCCATTTCGGCATCCATGTCGAACTTTTCTTCCGGAGCCTCAACCGCTTCGGGCATCGTTTCCAGGACCATGCCGACAATCGACTCGAAATCATCCTGGGTCAGGCCACGATCCGACGCCATCGACTTGAACTTGGTCATCAGTTCATCATCTGCCGGTATTTTTTCACCGACAAATTTCAGATCGTAGGCACCGTCTTCCGGCGCTTCGTGTTTGCCGTTTCGGAGCTTCTTGTAAAGTTCCTGTTGGGACTTAGCCAATCCCTTATAGTCGGCTCCTTTGTCTTCATCCCAGAATCGATCTGGCAACCAATCTGGCCGCTCTCCGGATGCGGCTTTGTCAATGTGGTCAAGCTCCTCCTCATCAACCTCCGCTTCTGGTTCTTCGATCTTGGCATTGTCCAACAGTCCCTGTGGTTCAGCTTCCGCTTCCTGTGCTTGTGCTTCTTCAGCCATCGCTTGCTCTCTCGCTCCTTAATAAGATTTCCCTGATTAAAGTGTTCTGGCCTTCCCGAAAAAAACCGAAATCGGTTGTGTATCCGGGCGCCCAGGACGGCTGGTGCAAAAACGCACCGCACAGCCAATCCAACAACCTTTGACCGTCATCGGTCTTGGAAATCCTGGCTATGGACTTGTCCAGTTCCGTTTGAAACTGTTCCGAATTGGGCGGCGGCAACGGGCTTTCGGCGTTGACGCCTTCCCAGCCTGGGGTGGTTAAATCGATGATGTCAGCCATCAATTAGCCGATCATGCCGCTGGCGGCGGCGGTGCGCCGTCCGGTGGCATCTGTTGCTGGGCTTGCATCATTTCCCCGATTTGCTGTTCCAGTTGCTGACGCTCTTCATCAGACGTTCTCAAGTCAAGCGGAACGCCCAGCTTGTCGGCAACGTAGTCAGCCAGCGCATCTTGCTTGATGGTCGATTGCGCCACCGGACCCATTTGGGTGGCGATTTGCGCCCACTGCATGGCGTCTTGAATATCATCCAGGTTTTGCGCTTTCGCCAACGGCGATACCGGTACGATCTTGACTTCCAACCCGTTGATCTTCAGCGGCAGATTAATCAGGCCCATGTCATCCATGATCTGCATCGACCTACGGGTTAGTGGAATCATTGCTTCGGTAATTAGCCGGCCGAAGCTTGATCCCATATTAACCGACAGCATCTTCATTCGCTCGACGATTTCTGTAGCCGATCTGGCCGACATGTTATCGGGCGGCAAGCTGTCATCCAGGAGCGTTTGCTTGATCGCCATGCGTAAATCTTGAAGTACAATTTGTGTCAGTTGCAGATCGCCGGCACGGGGCAACGGTTGCAGGGACGGGCCTCTGGCTCCGCCGTTCGATGCCACCGGGATGATGGCACCAGGGACGATGCGGATCGATTGCGGATTGAGAACGCCGTCATCAACCGCCGTGAAAATCCCACTGATATTGAGCGAGGCGTTTTTAAGAAGCAGTTCGACGGCCTTGTTCAAGGTGAGGATATCACCCAGTGCGCTGACCACCGGCCCTCTTCCCATGACCTCGCCGCTGATTTTACTGAACCGGGCGCAGACCCAGGGTGATATGGTCAACTTGCGCTCGACCAGAACCATTTCATCGTCATCTTCAGACTTGTAGCAGATGTAATAGCCGTATCCGCCGTCCTTGACATCCAGGATGGTGGACTCTTGCAGATTGACCATTTCCTGTGGCTTGTCTTCGATCAGACGTTTGAGAACGTCAGGCAGTTTCGCATCGGGCCAGGTCAAGGTGATGTTCTCCGCCGCTATCCGCATTTTACGGAACACGTTTTCGACCGTGCCTTGCGGCCCTTCTTCCAACGCCACCAGGGTTTGCGGTATGGCCTGGAAGCGTATCGGTTGCAAATCATCACCAGGTTGGATCAACATGATGCCGGTGCCGACCGATAAATCTAAAAGAAACTCGCCCATAGCCAGATCGAAATTGGTCTGGCGGATAATGGAGAAAAACTTATCGGTATAATTTTGCAGACCGGCACGGACTTCGTCTTGAGCCTCTTCCGGGATCTCCGTACCAGGAGCTAGAATCATCCATTCCTTGTCCGGTGGAAACAACCCTGCCTGGATACGGTTGGCAAACCGCTGTACCCCGTGGACGGCTGTCGAGTCGAACACCTGGAGATTTTTTACCCTGCCGCCGGTTCCGCCTTCCCAGTAGCCGTCATACAGATTACGTTGCGGCAAGGCGTACTGGTAGCATTGCTCATACAGATTACGCCATTGCTCTTTTTTCTGCCACGCCGTCTTGTAGCGTTTGCTGATCTGTTCGGCTGAAAATTTCATCAGCCGGTGGTTCCTGCCCCGCCTCTTGAGTATGGCGCCGGCCCAAGGGTGGTCTGCGATGGAACACCCAGGAAGGGATTATCGCGCTGGGCCAGAAGAGCCCGATTGCCGCCGGTACGCCGTGCCCGTTTCCTGGCAGAAATTTCACGTTGGCTTTGTTGCTCACGGGCTTCGATCCGTGCTTCCTGTTCGCGCTGCGCCTTCAGCATCTCCGGATCTGGTCCGGGTGGTGGTGGTGGTGCTTTTGGAGTTGAAAACAATCCGCCCATTATGTCCTCGCCATCATTATGAAATCGTGACCATCAGGGCCGAACTTCTTCAAAACCCCTTCATCTTTAAAATAGAGAACCTTTGCCCACTTGTGAGCTAGAAAATTCTGTGAATGTACCGTGATTTGAAGGCGAACAATCTGTAACTCTGACATAAATCTGTCTAAAACCAGCTTGGTTACCCGATGAAACGGACGCTTGTGATCCGGTAGACTGACATCAGTGATCAGCCAACATTCGGCCACACCGGGCCAGAGCGGAATGCACCCG